GCGTTATCTCCAGAACGACCGGTAACCGGGTCCTCTGCTTCGATCCCTGTTGGGGGACGTTGACCCTACCTGGTTGAATATGACAAGGATCATACACAACAGTCTCTTATGGGGGCTGGGGCGTGACGCGAAAGCTAAATCACGTCTGTGGTCGTTGGTCTCTGTGTGGGTAGGAAGACGCGCGTTGCGCGTATTCAGGCGACCAAGTCCAGGTCGCAGACTTGTCATGAATGTCGGTGCGCCGATCGTGTCACAGTTTACTGAAGCCCCCGTCTAACAAAAGTTGAGGCGCCTTTCCCCATTAACCCTCTAGTTGAGGCCGAAAAGGTTAGGTGTAGCGGTTAAATTCCGATCCCGATACGAGTAGTGCCAAAGCGGTGCCCCACAGTTGGGCCCTTGGGTGTAGCGTTTGTCAAAAACCAGAGGAAACTCTGGGCTTATGATTTCAAACGTGGATCCCTTGGGCTGTGGAGCCGTGGCGGGACATGGCCCTGTCCAGGTGTACAACCACCACGAAAGACATGGAGTAATGATCGATTGCGCATGGTAATTATCCTTGCGGACAATGACAGAAGTCGCTGGCAGCCCCCTTAATACTCAAAATGAATTATGTTTTAAAAGAGGTAGCTATTCCAGCCCGTGGTCAATCGCAGCCCCGGCGAGTGCGAAACCCCAATCCTCAGGAAAATGAGGAAGTTAACGCTGTATGCGTGAAGAAAAACACAAAGTGCTGTGTTGCCAATGTGCAAAAGCCGCGCACGGTCCGTCCCGAGTATCAAACCTGTAAAGTGTTTACGGTCGATGGACCCCGAAGAGGAGACTTTTCGGTTGTTTGTCGATGTTCCATGTTCCGAACAAAGACTCAGTGCGTTAACAAAGCCTTGATTAGGCGCATCAAGACCCGTCGTGAGTTTGAGCTGGAGCTCGCTCGCGGTGGTATAGAATCAAATCCAGGACCCGTTTATGGAGTTGTTGCTATTCATGGTGATGATGTTGCTTATGGTGACGTTTCTAAATCCCGTTGCCGGTCGTCTAGCTCAAGTGAAGATGACTGGGATGGTATGCCCGACATGGAATCAGATTGTGAAATGGAAATTGTTAGAGTAGGACTCCAATTTTCGAAATGGTACACGATCCGAACCTGGTTGCCCTTCGTGGCGTGCCTAGGGCTGGCTGGTTGTTTTGTTCGTACCGGTAGATTGAGATACGTTGCCTGCTTGGCATTGTTGTTAGCCGTTAAGCGTCGTTTTGTGCGAACTTGGGCGTTCTTCTTTGGCGGAGGAAATCAGCTTGTCTGTATTGAAGCCAATCCAGGACCCCCTAAGTCATCACCTTCTACTTCCACTACCGTGTGGAAGGAGAAAGAAGCTTCGACAGCTGATTCTTTTGATCCAGAGAAGGATGTTCCCAAATCCTTGAACCAACCTCTGCCATCATTAGCGACGATTTGGAAAGACAAAACAATTTCCACTTCGTCGGGAACTACGTCAGCTGGACCATCTTCGCTGCCTCAGACCAAGTCCCAAAAACGTAGGGCTCGGAAGCAGGCGAGGAAGGCTGGAGCTTCTGGTGGCTCAGGTTCTGCGCAAAAATCTTTGATTGCTTCTTTGCATGATGGGATGGCCGAAGCGAAAGCAACGGTTGACGCTAAGAACGAGGTGATCAAGGAGCAAAAAGAGAAACTAGAAGACGCCACGAGTAACCGCCGTGGTCATGCAGCTGGTGAGAAAGATGGAAAGAAGAAGGAAGAGCCTGCCCCATTGCCAATCGCAGCCCAAATTCTGAAGGAATTGGTGGCACAAGCGGAATTGGAAGGGTATCAACGGGTTTCAGAGGATAATCTCCAACTTCTTGTTCACGTCCAGAATACCGTACAATTGTATACTCCCCGACCTAATGTCCCAGATCCTACTGTGGATTGGTGTCCTCCTTCGGACTTTGGACAGCGGAGAAAGCAGTTTTTGTCGGATTATTGTCTGAACGAAACATCGGACCCACTAACTGGTTGTCTAGTGATGGACACGCTAGAACGCGATCTTTACCCCAAGATACTCCCGGCCTCCTTTTCTAAAGTGAGGACCCGATTAGAGGATGATACTTGGAATGAGTTCTATAATGGAATACTCGTCGACCTAGACGTTGTTGATCCTTTTGAACTTGTTGTGAAGGTCGAGTTGGTTGTTTACCCGATAGCACATTACATACAAGCCCCAAATCAAGCCGTTAGGCCTTACAGGGATACGGAATCAGCCCACCGAGACCGATTGATAGCTATTTTTCAACCTTTACTGCGCGTGACCTATCGTGGTCAAAAGTATAGATATTATTACGTAGACGTTCCTAGAAAGGAGCTCAAGTATTCCAGTGATCACTGGTTTGGAAACACTTTCGAGTTTCGCAATTACACGACGGATTCAGTAACGCGTGTTTTTAAACGATTCAAGATAGAAGACTGTGGTGGAAAAGATTCGACTTTGTTTCGGTTTCGCACCCTCCATGTTTCCATGTACCAGCTGGTTGAGCTATTTTCTCGGCGCATTTTACTGACGCCAAAGTTGGCCGTGGCTGAACAGGTGAATAGACTGATTAGATTTTATTCTGAGGATCCTAATACCTCAACTCACCTGCACGCCATGATTACAACTGAGGCCGATGTGGTCTATGACACCATGAATCTGGTTTGTGGTTTGCTCACCCAAAATGGGCGGACCGCAATTTCGGATTTTTGAGACGCTCTGAATCCGGACGGCTCCTCTTTGGTTATAGAGTAACCCAAGCTATTACGAAACTCAAATTATTGAATGAAACGAAACCATCGTTCAAGGTGACAACGGTAAGACCGCACCTACAGAGTTATCGTCCCATATCAGCTCGGTTGCCTATGTACTATCAAGGCGCCACACCCCCGCGTCCGGATCCGGGGCATCTGCTTGGCACACTTGCTGGCGTGTGTAAGCGTGTAGCAACAAAAACTCCAGCTTTTTGTAGACAGAAATTGCGACGTTTTAAAAGATTCGTTGCACTCTGGCTGAGACATAACCTCAAACCATTAACTGCAGATCAATATTGTACTTTTGAGGAATGGATCTCAAACTCACCCTATTCAGAAAAACGGAAGGAAGAACTTCGTAATGTTTGGAAGGATTGTGGTGGCAAGCCGACGGCGAAGCAGTTACGTACTGTAAAATGTTTTGTCAAGGATGAATCATACGGAGAGTGGAAATTCCCTAGAGGAATATACTCCCGAAGTGATCCGGCCAAGTGTTTATTTGGTCCATTGGTCCAGTCGGTCTCTGACCAGCTCTTTTTGCTCCCATGGTTTATTAAAAAGGTCCCGGTCGCTGATAGGCCCAAGGTCATCTACGACGCCCTTTATAAACCTGGTGGTGAATACCACTTTACCGACTACACCTCTTTCGAGGCCCACTTTCATTCGTTTCTTATGGACGCTTGTGAAAATCAGCTCTTTAAATATATGACTAAATTACTACCCGATGCCAGAGCGGTAGCTGATATCATGGCGAAAACAAAAACCGGCAAGAATCATCTTGTATTCAAAACTTTTTCGGCTTTATTAAAAGCATGCCGCATGTCCGGCGAAATGGACACTTCTACTTCTAATGGCTTTACAAATTTAATGTTATATTTATTTGCCTCTTTTGAAGCGGGATGCCCTCTCAATAAAATTAAGGGTTTTGTTGAGGGAGACGATGGACTTTTCAGAAATGATGGTCCAGCGCCAACAACCTAAATGTTTGAATCATTAGGAATGACTATCAAAATTGGTGTCACGAAGAAGCTGGAAACGGCGTCTTTTTGTGGCCAGGTTTATGATGTTGATGATAAAATTGTCGTCACCGATATACAGGATCAGGTGTGCAGGCTTGGATGGACTAACAAACAATATGTTAATTCTAGTGAACGAGTCCGCAAAGAACTTCTACGAGCTAGAGGATATTCGTTGGTGTATCAGTTTGGAAAATGTCCGATCCTTGGAAAATTGGGCCGTAAGGTCCTAGAATTAACCGAGGGGTTGAAGATTAGACAATCCATAATTGACTCCATGGATGCTTGGGAAAAACAAAAATATTTTGAGGCTAGAAAGTGGGGGCCGCAGCTTGGGGAACCAGGCATGAGCACCCGCCAGTTGGTCGACGATTTGTATCATATATCTATTACCGAGCAACTCGAAATCGAGAAGAAAATTGACTCCATGTCAGAATTGGGACCGTTGCCCTTTAAGTTCAATCATTTGGATACGCGTTGGATAGACTACTACGACGCCTTCAATGCATCAGAACTGGACGAGGTTCCTTTTTGGATACGTGGGAATGAACGCCACCTGTTAAAGGCGATTCATTCAGCCGGTGCTTTATCACCATCGGTATACAACAAACTCAGTGCGGGACTGGGTTTGGCGGGAACTTGATATGTTTCCCATGGCAACAGGGGCAACCCGGAGTACCGAACTCCCCAATGTGAGGG